TGCGCTCATTGATTTGTCATCGGTTAATTTCCCAGCCATTTGAAAATCTCCTCTTTTGTTGTTGTTAAAAAGCTAACTCGTAAACTCTCACAATTCGGGCGTGGGCTTCTGGGTGGGAAGCTTCACATAACCCAATCTTGCGAAATTGCTTGGTTCGGAACACTGCACCCAAAACTGATGGGTGTGTGCCAGAAGGCACTTGGATGTGCTTGCGAACGTCATTGATGCTGACCTCGCCTTGACGCATTGCAATCTGAATTGCAAGGTTTCGGCAATTAGTCAGGAACTCAGAATCCCGAATCTCGAACATATCGAGTTGGGAATCTCTCAGTTTTTGGCCTTGAGTTTGGTTAAGCATGGCTCACCTCTTTGGGTGTTTTGGCACGTTTAACAGTGCTTTTGGCTTCCTCATGGGCAACAACTTCAGCCAGTGGAGTCCAACCAAACTTGCGCCAAGTTGCTTGAACGTCTGTGAGGTTAGAGGATTTGTACTCGCATCCCTGAGCGAGTGATTTTGTCGGGAAGGTGATTTTCTGCATATCAGAAAACCAGAAAAACAGAAAAACAGATCAGGAAGATTCCTGACCCAAAGGCCGCCACTACCGCTAGTTTTTCAAGGGTAGATTCTTCGTTTGATTTGTGGGTAGAAAAAGCCTGATAATCAGCGAAAACGTCTCTAGAAGTGATGCCCTGATAGTCATGTACTTTTGTACATTTCCCATACCCAATAGGTAGTGATTTGTTACTGTAAAACAGAATATACATCGTATAAAGTTGACCCAGCCTAGGTCAAACTTCTGAGGTTCTCTCAAGTTAGAACTTACTTTAGCTAATTGCAATTGCTGTATGTTATTAAACACTTTTTGCCCCTTTTAGTTAAAAAATACAAGTTAATGTAAAGTCTTAGTACAAACCCCCAACCCCAACTCACCCAAAAACGCTACCTGTAGTGATCACCAATGATGCCATTTTTCCCTCTGAAAAGGTCATTATTAGCCGTATCCAACCGCTGATTTTTTGACCCCAAGACTGACCACTTTTGATTCTTTTTTGGACTCGGGAAGTAGACCAAAAGCCAAGTCTCCGAGGTCAATCGTTGGCTTGGGTTTAGCCAGCTTCTTAACCTGTTTAGCCCTAGCTTCCGCTATCTCTTCAGCACGTTTAATCCCAATGCCTTTCATGGCAGAAGTCTGGTCATGCTTGGCTTGCTCTAACTTGTCGGCTCTGGCTGCATAGACTTTTTCTGCCAATTGCTCCTTGGCCTTTTTCAAAAAAGCCTTGCTGTCTATGTACTTGAGTTGGAACTGAGCATCAGCAAACAACTGCCTAGCCAACATGACTCTGATGATCGGGTCACCCTCAACCTCGTATGCAAAGTGCTGAACTTTCTGATTGAGTTCAGAAATGATCACCGCACACTTTTTAAGTTCTTCCAAACTTGTAATTCTGAAATCCAATCGGCACGACACAGGCCGCCCAGACTTCACCAAATACGCACCCAGCTTGTTTTCATCACTTGGGAAAATCTGCGCCCAATTGACGATTTCTTTATAGTTCGGTTCGTTTTTCATGACTACTTTCTTTCTTCTTTATGACGAATACTTGATAACAGTCAAGTAATCTTGCACCTAAATTTGGTAAATAGATATACAAATTTAAACAATTTATCAATTTAATTGACAAATTAGGGTAAACACTTTGCGCCGTTTATCTGAAACTATTTGATCCTCGCAAGCAGGTTCTTTACCTGAGTTGGAGACCACTCAAGATTTCCTCTGGGTGTCTCTAGGCCGTTCTCAACAAAGACCGCACCGATTTCTCTGAGCGTATAAGCGTTGCGATTCTTTTTAAGAATTGCTCTTACTGTTGGAGCGACTCTTTCGGCAAAGCTCACGGCCTTGGCAGAGTTCACCTTGTTGCCAGCTTCTGAGCCTATCTCTGGTCTTGGTGAGCCTAGCTTTACGCCCTGCTTCTTGAGTTTCTGCAAAGCGGCACTGGTTCTTACGCCAATCTTTTCTGCTTCCCATTCAGCAAACACCATCCGCATTTTGAGCATTTCACGGGTAGCTACTGGCACTTCTACACACAGGAAATCTACTTCCTTGTCGTCCAGTAAGACTTGTGAAAAGGCCATGTCTCTATTGAGTTTGTCTAGAGATGCGATGAGCAGCCTGGCTTTGTGCTTTTTACAAGTGGCGATGGCTTGAGCCAGTATGGGGCGAGTCTTAGCAAAGCTTTCTTTCTCGGTGTAATCAGCAATCAAGGTAGCTTTGTTCTCCTCTAGGAACTTAGCCACTTTTGCCCTTTGCGTGCCTAGCGAGTTTTGAGGTTTTGACTTCTCAAACTGCCTGTAATACGCGACAAACTTTCGATTTTGGGTGGTCATGCTGTCACCTCTTTTAAAGTTTTAAATTTCGCAGACCAGAGGATGGTTTTGTTTTGTTTAGCCCAAAATTGGTCAATGTCAATGCACCATTCATGGCCTACCTCATCTGTGGGTTTTCTTTTACCGCAAGAAAAATAATATTCACCAATGGAATAAATGGCTTGCTTTGTTCGTGTGGATTGATAGCGATAGCCGTCAATTTCAGCTTGGTCAATCCCGAATGTTGAGGCTATTATTGTTTTTGATCTCATGCTGTCACCTCGACAGCTTTTTTTGATGCGGTAGTCGTCATGGTTTTCCTTTCGAGCTTTATCTGCTCAGTTGTATAAGCCTCAAATGTATATCATCTATTTTGCTTGTGCAAGCCCCAAAACAATCTTTTTATAAATATTTTCATTTAGGACTTGCTTTGTACACTTCCCAAAAGGCACAATACGGGCATATCTTTGTGAAATATAGCCATGAATGAACTAAAAACTAAGCCTTTTCTCATGCGATTAAAGCCTGAGACAAAACACTTGCTACAGAGGGCAAAGGAAGACCAGCGCAGGTCAATTTCAAGCCTGATAGATGAGTCTGTACGCAACCAACTTGGCTACCGCTACGGCACTCTGGACGGCCTTAAAACAGAGACTGAGGCACAAGCATGAACAACCCTCCAGCATTCCCTGCACCAGCGGGTGTATCTCATATCACTGAACAAGGCATGACCTTGCGTGACTACTTTGCTGCCAAAGCAATCATTGCTTATCACGCTGATGGCAATTATTCAAGCTATGAAGATGTAGCCAACTGGTGCTACGCATTGGCAGACGCAATGCTAGAAGCTAGGGAGCAAGAATGAGCAACAAAGTTGTTTTCGCATTGCTTTGCATTTTTAACATTGCTTGCTGGGCATTGGTTATCCACTTTATTGGATTGGGCATGAAATGAATCCCACACCTAACTGCCCTATTGCCGCTTACGAGTTTGCAATTACTTTAGATGACGTTGATCTGGTTTGCCATTTGGACTATTTGCCAGCCGAGAAAGGCTCAACAGGCTCACTAGGTGATCCATACGAGCAAGACGTAGATGAGGGCATGGACTTGTTTTCGGTCTATGTGGCTGGCACTGACGCAGACATTAGGTCTTTTCTAGACAAATTTTTTATAGGCAATATTGAGTGCTTGGCCTTGCTTAAATACAAGGACAAGACCCCATGAATTACGCAGAGGCTAACCGCATTCTGGACATGGTTCGCAAGGGTGAGCCAGTGCCTGACGATGTGGTGAGCGAGGCTTTGTTTATGACTGGCGATGGGCCAATCATCTGTGATGTACCCTGCCCTGTTCTTGAAAACTTTGTGCAAGCAATGCGTGAGGCGGGTCTGATATGAAAGTACAAATCGGAAACGCAACCCTTTACTTGGGCGATTGCATGGACATTCTGCCAACCTTGCCAATGGTTGATGCAGTAATTACTGACCCGCCTTATGGATTAAACATTGCCGCACAACCTTTTAAACATCAAAGGATGAATGGTGCAGAAAAAAAAGATTGGGATAAATCAGCCCCAAGTAAATTAATGCTAAATGAAATACTTGAAAAAGGTGACAAGGCAATTTTGTGGGGAGGAAACTATTTTTATTTGCCTCCATCAAGATGTTGGCTTGTTTGGCACAAGCCTGATGGGCCACAAAGTTTTAGTAGAGTCGAACTTGCATGGACAAATATGGACAAACTTGCTGGCTACTTTCAATGGACTATTGCGGCAACAAATCCTGAAAGAGTAGGTCATCCAACACAAAAGCCGCTTGCCTTGATGAAGTGGTGCATAGAGCAAGCTGGCAACCCCGAAACCATCCTAGATCCATTTATGGGAAGCGGCACAACAGGAGTGGCTGCAATTCAGATGGGACGCAAGTTTATCGGCATTGAGCGTGAACCCAAATACTTTGACATTGCTTGCAAGCGCATAGAGCAAGCCGTAGCAACTCCTCAATTGTTTGAGCATGAGCCTGTTAAACAAGTTCAGATGGGACTTGTATGAGCCTCGCTATTTACTTTGTTGTCGCAGGGCAACCGCATGGCAAGGGAAGACCTAGAGCAAGCACCAGAGGCGGCTTTGTAAGGCTCTACACCGATCTGGTGACTCGCAATTATGAAGACTTGGTAGCTAGGCAGTCTAGGGCGGCTATGGGTGACATAGAGGTGCTTACTACGCCAGTTGCAGTGCGGATCAATGCTTATTTTCTTGTCCCAATCAGTTGGACAAAAAAGAAACGCAAGCAAGCAATAGAAGGCGAGATAGTGCCTGGCAAACCTGATCTGGACAACATAGCCAAGTCTATTTTAGACGGCATACAGAACACTGTCATCACTGATGACCGCAACGTGATCAAGCTGACTGTTGAAAAGCGATATGCGTTTCAGCCAAGGGTTGAAGTGTGTGTTTATGAGGTGCTGCCATGAACTCAAGCCATCAACGAATTAGAGATTATTTAAAAGACTCTGATGGCCTGACCACCAGGCAATTGCAATTTAGAACAGAGATTGAGCAAAGAACAATTTGCAAAGCACTCAAGTCAATGCCAGACGCATACATAGATCGCTGGACAGGCCCACATCGAGGCCAATGGGCTGCGGTGTGGTGTGTCGTTGAAGTTCCTGAAGATTGCCCAAAGCCAGATGAAAAAAACATGGAAGCCACACTACTTCAAACACAAAGGGCCAATCGAGCCAGACAGGACGATCTTGGAGATGGCAAGGGCGAGAGAGTTGCTGACAACGTGGGAGTTGACCAAAGACAGAGCCTTGGTGGACAGGCACTTAGCTACATCAGAAAAAGTCTATGGCGAAAACGCAGAGCAGCGGATACGCCAGTGGATGCGGTGGATAAGAAACAATGAACGGGTTGCATGAATGTCATGGTTGATCAGCAAAGCCTTAATGAACTCGCTCTATTCGCAGGAGCAGGTGGCGGCATTCTTGGAGGACACCTCCTCGGATGGAAAACAGTCTGTGCAGTTGAGTGGGAACAATATCCCGCAAGCGTTCTGTGCGCCCGACAAAATGACGGGCTTCTCCCGCCTTTCCCGATTTGGGATGACGTACAAACCTTTGATGGAAACCCGTGGAAAGGAATTGTTGACGTTGTATCAGGAGGATTTCCTTGCCAAGACATCTCAGCCGCAGGAAAAGGTGTTGGGATCGATGGAAAGCGAAGCGGGATGTGGGGAGAAATGGCGAGGATCATTCACGAAGTACAGCCCAGATTCGTGTTCGTGGAAAACTCACCAATGCTTACTTCTAGGGGACTTGGAAGAGTTCTTGGAGACCTGGCCTCAATGGGGTTTGATGCGAGATGGGGAGTGTTGGGAGCAGCAGATGTTGGCGCAAACCATCAGAGGGACAGAATCTGGATTGTCGCCAAATGGCGTGGACAGCTTCCACACGCCCAACACAACAGGATTGGACGGTGGGAGCAACAGCAGAAAAGCATTGAAAAAGAAAATAGAAAATTGGCCAACGCCAGTAGTACACGATTACAAAGTGGGAGCAAAAGGTTATGGTCTGGGAGCAATATTTCACATGAAAAATCAAGCAACTTGGCCTACCCCACTCAGCACAGAATACAGAGCAAATCGTGTGAAACGGGAAAATCACCACAATGGTCTTACTCAAGCAGTATTGGCGACTCAAGATGGTGGGCAACTGAACCCAACGTGGGTAGAGTGGCTAATGGGGTGGCCTCAAGAGTGGACAGACTTAAAGCCATTGGAAATGGACAAGTTCCCCTCTGCGCAGCAACCGCATGGAGACTCTTAAATGACTTCTAGGCAGTTTGTAATCAGTCCAATCAGGGCATTAAATGACATGAGATTAAGCGATAACTCATTCAGAATTCTTTGCCTTGTTTGCAGTTATTGCAACAAGCAAGGCATTACTTGGGTGAGTCAGAAGTCATTATCTGAGGATATGGGAGTTTCTCGCCAAGCGATTACTAAACAGATTACTAACCTGAGAAACTTAGGATATATTGAGATTATCAAAAAGGGATTTAGAAGCACCCACAGTAATACCCTAAAGGTTATCTTTGATGAGACTAAACAAGTAGTTGATCAACTAGAGGTAGATGAAGATCAGATAGATGTTGAGTCACAAAAGAATGTGATCCAGATGATCAACAAAGCTTTCAACAGGCAGCCACAACTGGACAGACCCAGCTCATCAAAACGAGCTGAATCACCGACAGTTAAGGCCATGAAAGAGCACATCAAAAGGGTTAAAAATAATGCGTCATAGGCAACCACATAGGCAACCAGCAGGTTGCCTGAAACAGAGGAACACACCAAGTTTATACCTTTACTCTACTTTAATCACTCTTAGGTTTAACCTTTATCTTCAGCGCAACCAAGAAATTACAAGCGCAATCCAACTTGGTTTCGCAGAACACGAGTTTTAGATAAAAATGAAGAGATGAAAGCACAACAGACCATGACAGACACAAATCGATTTAAAGGCACAGGAATGGCACTGCCATGCGTTTTAAATACATGGCCTAATGGGGTGGTAGCTTGTACACTTCCCAAACGCTTGTAGAGCGTTTTATGAGGTTTGTACAAAAGTGATAGATTTTTAACCAAGGAGAAAAGAAGATGGCATACGAAGTTAAACCAGGTCAAGGATCAGCATTTGTGAACAAGACAAAGACCGAAGATTGGCATCCACCCTACACTGGCGAGATAATGCTTCCTAGCGGAGAAACGCATTATGTCAGCATTAAGCCTGGCAAGACAAAAGCAGGAGAACATTGGTTTGCAATAACCATTGGAAAACCAAAGGTTAAGCGTGAATATAATCAGGCACATAATCAGACAGGCAAAGTCACTCCGATATTCAAGTCTGAAGACTCGGATATTCCTTTTTGATTAACTTGAGATTGAGATAATGCGTGATGGCAGACCGCCCTCGCCTAACAGCAAGACGTTCTACCGAGTCTTGTCCATGCCCGACAAATTGATTTTGAATGCGGCTGGACAAGGCAACATCACTCATGGCTTTCATCATGTCATTGAATGCTACCAAGTCTTGTGGAATCGAGGATACCGCCCAGAGGCCGATCTGGATGAGTTCCTTAACCAACTAGCAGCCTCCCAAAATAAAGCCTTAGAGACCCTCTGATGGCCTCACAATGGTAAACTTACCAAGAAACTTGGTAGTTAACATAACAAAGCACTACTCCTCGGATATAGCAAAGCGGCATAACTGATCAAAGGTTATGCATTTCTTGCATAGATATATATCGGATATGGTAGGTATAGGGATAAAGCACCATCTGCCCCTTTTACATTCCCCGAACTGGTTTGGCAGCCAATCGGTTTTTCCCAGTTATCCACAGGCAAGTTGTGCAAGTTGTCCACATTTCCTTGTGCATAAGTAATCTGAGTGCTATAAAGTACACACAAATCTGTGGATAACTAGGGTCATACTTAACATAATGATCGTTGTATGTAGTAGCATCCGCAAAAGTGTCAGATTTGGTGGGATTTCTTAGGGTTTGCATGGGGGGGGTGGCCTCGGGCCGAGCCATAGATATTGATGGTGCTTCCCCCCCTTACAAAAAGCTAAAACGTCAATTGGAGCAAATGTGCAATCTGTGGTGAAAAAAGCAGGACGTCCAGCAGGTTCATTCAAGATGACCATGGAACGCTTTGCAAAGAATCCACCTGCCAAGCTACCGATGACCGAAGGTCAGCGCATCAAAGAGCTACGGGACATCATGATCCGAGGCGGTGGCAAGCACGTTGCTGAGAAGGTCATTGAGATTGCACTGAATGATGATCACCCTAGCCAAATGGTTGCTCTGAAGATGTGCCTAGATCGCACCTTGCCTGTCTCAATGTTTGAGAAAGACAAGAGCCAGCGTTCAGCAGTGACGATCAATATCACTGGCATTGGCGAGCCTACTCTAATAGATGCACACAGTGGCGAGGTCTCAGATGTTTGATCTGAACTTTAGTTTGCTTCCTTGGCAGCAAGAGGTCTACGCTGACAAGACAAGATTCAAAGTAGTGGCGGCTGGGCGCAGGTGCGGTAAGTCTCGCATGGCTGCTATCAGCTTGCTCATTGAGGGCCTGAAGTGTCCACCTGGCAGTGCGGTGCTGTACGTCTCCCCTACTATGGGTCAATCGAGGCAGATCATTTGGGACTTACTGCTAGACCTTGGGCGAGAGGTCATTCAGAGCAGTCATGTAAACAACTTAGACATTACCCTGATCAACGGGGCAAGAATCTATGTGCGTGGTGCTGACAGGCCAGATACCTTGCGAGGTGTGTCGCTGACCTATGCGGTGCTAGACGAGGTTGCTGACATCAAGCCCGAGGCGTGGGAACAAGTCATTAGAGCCTCACTGTCAGACAAAAAAGGCAGAGCCTTGTTCATTGGCACACCCAAGGGCCGCAACTGGTTCTATGACACTTGGGTGCTTGGTGATGCGGGTACTGACGAGGATTGGAAGTCATGGCACTTCACCACTGCTGACAACCCCCTGATTGACCCCAAAGAGATTGAGTCTGCCAAGAAGACGCTAAGCACCTTTGCTTTTAAACAGGAGTACATGGCAAGCTTCTCCAATGCGGGAAGTAATTTGTTCCGAGAGGAATGGATTAAATATGGCACAGAACCTAGCTACGGCTCTTACTTTATTGCGGTTGACTTGGCAGGGTTTGAGGACGTTGCCAAGCAAGCAGCCAATGCCAAGAAGCGGCTCGATGAGTCTGCGATTTGCATTGTCAAAGTCACTGATGACGGCAAGTGGTTTGTCAAAGAGATCAAGCATGGCAGGTGGGATATTAGAACCACTGCGGTGAACATCTTGATGGCAATCCGAGAGTACAGGCCAATCAGCATTGGCATTGAAAAGGGTGCGCTCAAGAATGCGGTTCTCCCCTATCTCAGTGACCTCATGCGTAAGTCAAACATTCACGCACACATTGCTGACCTGACGCATGGCAACCGCAAGAAGACTGATCGGATCATCTGGGCCTTGCAAGGCAGGTTCGAGCATGGCAGGGTCATTCTGAATTCTGATGAGAACTGGGATGACTTCACTGACCAGCTTCTCATGTTCCCTGCGCTTGGTGTGCATGACGATTTGCCTGATGCGCTTTCTTATATTGACCAACTGGCTGTCACTTCTTACTTCCAAGATGAAGATGAGGATGAGTGGCAGCCTGTTGATGTGATTGCGGGGGTCTGAGCATGGCTAATGAACTAATTGGAAATTACAGCCTGTTTGACCAAGGTGTTAACCGCAAGCCTGAACTTTCTGGCGTAAGGTATTTAGAAGAAGGTCAAAAATTAACTGATAGCACATTCAAGGGAAAAGGCTATTTTGGCGAAATCCCGACAATGGATGGCAGCGTGATGACCGAGTATTCATCTGCATTTGACTATGGCGGTAAGCCAATTTCTTATCCCTTGATTGTACCGACATTGACTGCTGACGAGTTAAATTTATTGCGTTTAACAGGTGAGGTCACACCTGAGATAGATAAAAAAGCACAGGAGTTTGCTTTAGAAAGATTGGCACAAGGCAAAAACCCGTTTGCTAGTCCAACGGAGTTGAGGTATCCACTCCCAGAGGGATTCAACCCTAAGATTTTTGCGCCCCCTGTAAACAATACGCCATCAAGTCTTAACTATCAAGACCCATTCATGGACACAACAAGGTAATGCAATGGATGAACTAGACAACGAAAACAGCTTTCAAGAGCCTACCCAGCAAGATGATGACTTGACTGCCTTTGTGGTGGATCACTGTGATCGCTGGAGAGACTACAGC